GTTCCATCATGGCCAGATAATAGTTTGGTTGCTCTAATAAACCACCACTGATCAACAAGTTACCGCGCCGATAGTGCGTGTAAATAGATAACAACGATCTCGCCTCCTCAGTCACCATCGGCAAAAGGCACGTCTGCGACTTAATAACGCCGGGGATCTCCCATCGGTCGTATCCCGCCGGGTTATCCGCGTCACAGTTGTGCTTGTAACACTTCGCGCAATTATAGGGATCGGGGTTGTTCTTTACCTCGATCGCTATAATTACGGCTTTTTTTCGGCATCGTCCGGGCTCGAGATCGTTAGGATCTCGCCTGCCAACTCAGCCAACGCCAACGGGGGAACCATCGCTATATTGTGCGGGCTAAACTTAACCGGCTTGCCACGTTCATCGTAAAAATTCTCCCAGCCTACAAGGCCATACTTAGCCGCCATAATCAGGCCACGCCCGGTTAGGCTCATATCGCCCTGCTTGTCCTCCTCAGCCTCGCTGGTTAATTCTAAGTATTGAATACTAGACAAGGGCTGAACCTTAAAGCGTGTTGGCTGTTCGTCGTCGCGCTCATCTTCTAGCACGTACCAACTCGGTGCGATCTTCTTAACTGCAATAGGCATAAAATAAACTCTCCGTATTTATTGAAAGATTAAGTGAAGGCGATTGATACTTCGCTATCGGCTGTCGTTACATCGACCGAGCCAAAACTAATATCATAGGTGCGGATCCCGTCACGGTCGCCCGGTGCGATCTCGCGGTAGTACACCTCCGGCATAGTGATAGAAACAATATTACCCGCCGATCCGAAACTACCTGCAGCCAGGGCCATTAATGCGCCTGATCTAAAATTCGCTTCCCAGGCTTCGACCGCCTCGGTGGTCATCTCAGGATCAAAACTGCCGTTAACGTCACGGCTCACGATCTGGATATCAGAGTAACCATCGACCGCGGACACGTCAGCCGGCATGGCTAATTGATTGCCGAGATCAAAACTCAAGGCCGCAATCGCCGCCGAATAACCGTCTATTGTAAACGCTGCATTGAGATAGGGCTCAGGAACCAGGGCATTATAAGTCGGACTTGCAAGCGCCGTATCTGTTTGATTAACGCTGTGACCGGTAAAGGTAAACGAGCCTTTAACAATGCCGCCGGCCTCCATAGAAAATGACACATTGCCACGGCAACCGGTCAGAATGTGACGCTGACCGTCTTGATAGTAGTAGATCGTGATCGATTCATGACCCGTAGACACCGGGGCATAAGTCACGCTAGTGCTAGCGACGATCGTCTCGTCCAGACCACACGCGCGCAGCAAGGGGCCAATCTCCGGGGCCGTGCCTGCTGCGCCACTGCCTTTAACTTCTGCATCAAACGATACCGTTTTAAGCGCGCCGCCGTAGACCTGGGGAAGCATTCCGAGCGTACCACGCACCGCGGTGCGCTCATTCATGCGGACGCCTTCAAAGGCCCAGCTAGCGTTCCCGACTAACATAGCGTCGGTCCCTTCAACCGGCACGGGGTCAGTATTATAAGTTGCTTCAATTTTTGCGAGAATTACCTCGCGGATCACTGTCTTTGACATTGCCTAGCCCTCTTTGTCCTTTGGTTGCTTGCCCTCGGTCTTGGCTGGCTTCTCGGTTTTTTTCGGTTCAACCACCTTAGATCCGCCGGTCCTGGGTTTTACTGTAAATGTTTTATTGATCATCGTTCGCCCCTATGCGCTGGGATCCGTTATGGATCGCCGATAATGGACTGACCATTGCATGGTCACAGAGCCGATATTTTGATCGGCCTCGCCCTCTAATTGATAGCGGGCTTCGCCCTCCATTGTATCCACAACAAAAGCAAGCCCGAGAGTACGATCCGCATTGATTGCGATCGTTACGTCCTTTCTAATCTGGTTCAATTGCGAGTCGATCGAATCGGCGTCCGTGGTTTTGACGTAGCCCTCGATCATAAACTCAAGCAAGCGATCCTGTAAGTTATTATTATAAACCTCGAGTGGTTGTTCACTCTCAATAAAAAAAGCCAGCGCCGGGATCTGGTTATCATCCAGGCTATGCACGCGACCGCGAAAAACGTTCTCACCAGTGATCGAAAGGTTGCTTAATATCACCTCCAACTCTACCGCGATTTGTTCCGCTCGGTGGTCGGCCATTACTGCTCCAAAGTTAGGATCGCGCTTGCGATCGTTCCGGTTTCGTCCAGGTCGTACCCATTCACACGGTATAAGTCGTCGCCGTGCTGTATCTTTGATCCTTCATTTAGGCCGGGCACATCAGCAAGATCGCAAACCACCACGGAGCGAACCCCGCGCACTTGCACCATGCCGCCCGCGTCCAGTTCCAACGCGTTCGCGTCAAAGATGCCGGAAAAGGTGACCGACTCCGCGCCGGGGTGTGGGTATCCCGGCGGGGTGTGGGTCATCACGTCGGCGTGTTCATCAAAGAACGCGCTTAAATTCTCCGTGAACATTAGCTTATGTTACTGGCTTACCGGGAAGCAATAACGCGACGCCGGTAGTGGCGCCCGAGGCTGCGGCCTGAACCACCACGGCGCAATCGCCAATATCACCGGTGGCCAAGGTTGCATCGCGCTGAAATGCGCCGGCCGAGTCATCCCAATCCAGCACGTCGCCAACCGCCCAGGCGGTGCCCGCGACTTTAGGCAAGCTAAACGCGCCCGAGATCGCCACCGGGCCAGTGCCGGCCTGGGCGATATCTTGTAACGCGACGCCGATCGTCTTATCGCCCATTTCGACAATATCGCCGGAACTGATCGCGGCTGCGTTTGGCTCTGTGTAATTAACTACAATTCCATCTTCGATATATTTTGTGGTCATTTCCTAATACTCCTAAATTAAGTGGACTAGATCTTAGTTGCCGTCGTTATGATAAAGACCTTGATAACCAAGCGCGCCGGCTACCGCATCGATCCTAACCTTAAATTCTACGCCGTCGGCGTCGGTGCCTTCCTGTTGTTCCAGGTAGGGTTCGCTTTGACCATCCAAAAACGCCACTTCAACCGTATCATGTAGATCAGGATCCGCCGCCAAGAACCATTTGGCCGCGTCGTTCGCGTCGATACGGGCATCAATAACCGGGATCAAGCGTCCTTTATAACGGTTCTCAAGTAAAGATCCCGCGGTGCCTGTTGGATCATAGGTATTATTAACCAACGCCAGGATCGTTGCTTCAAGCGCCGCCGGGCCGATCAGATACTTAGGCACAATATTAAGGCTGGTTGCGTTGCCGTCGTTGTCTTGCTGGGTACGCATGGCTGCAAAGGCCGTATCTAGTGTTGCTGTTGCGGGTGCGCCGCCTGAACCGTTCGCCACATAGTTTCCATGCGTTGCCGCATCAAATAGGCTGGTGCTGTCCTGGGCCAGTGTTGGATTACCGGTCAGGATTGCATAGGCAATATCGCCGATCTTGCGGTTCGCCGCGCGGCCCATTTTACGGGGGATCGTGGTGAACTCGCTCAAGTCATCATTGATGATCGCTTGACGTGAAATTGAAAACTTTTTGCCGTAGGTTGCAAGCTGGAGCGACTCTTTTCGATCGTTCATGCTTGCGAACTTATAGGCGCCATTCTCATAGACCAGATCCAGATCCGGGAACTCACCGAGACCAGAGCGATCCGCCGATTTAAAATCAGTTAAGTTACCCTGGCGGGTCCACATCATCCAGGTTTCGGGGGCTTCTGACCAACCCATCAAGGCCGACTTGCTGGCCACGTTCGCCAGAATACCGGTGAAGTCATCAGTGCCGTGTGAGATCAAAGAACGGGAAAAGACCTTGCCCGATAGTTCTCGGCGGTTCATGCCCTTGGTGGCCACATTGTTTAAATGTAGATACTCGCGCGCGATCTCCATCATGGAATAACCACGATAACCGGAAGCGTTAACCTCTTTTATCTTCTCGGCGTCCTTTTCGATACCGCCACGCACTGACAGAGTATCAGTGATAATACCGCTGAACTTTTCGTCCTGGCTTTCGCCGTGCTCGGCTGCGCGTTGGTTGTCTTGTTGGTTAACATCCACAACGGGGGCCACGCCATCGCCAACCAATTCCAGCAATTTATCGCTAGTCGTAGCTTTTGACCAACCCTGACGAATCGCCTCGGCTGACAGTTGCTGATATACAGGCGCCTGGAATTTAGGCAAAGCAAACAAAGAGCGGATCCCGTCGATGCGTTCGCGCTCGAGTCGTTGCCCTTCTGCTTGGCCTTCTGCTAGTGCCATATCACGGGCCGCCGAAAACTCGACCACGTTTCCCTTCTCGGCTTTCAATCTTTCAATTTCGGCCTTTGCTTTCTCTAGTTCATCCATTTGTCGATCCTCTTGTTTACTTCTATTTACGCCCACGCTGGGATCCGCGGGTATGGTTACAATTGATCCCTCTATAATCGACCACCGATTAATAAAAAGGGCTTCGTCTCTTTCCTCATAGTCTGACACGTCGTATTTAATCGACGTATCCGATAAAAAACCGTCCTTAACATCTTGGTATACCTCGCGCGCCTTCGCATTGTTTGAGAAGTGCATCACGCCGCGGGTCTTACCATCTTCGATCTTTATATCTTTGATCCGGCCGATCGGCTGGTTCGGATCATGATTGAATAGCATCACTAGGCCCTGTTCGCCCGCGCGGGTTAAATCGATCGCGCCCGGCTCATGGGATAAGATTTCATCACCCCAGGGCATAGGCACTGGCGCATCACTCGAGAGCGACGCCGGGATCTCGCGTTTTTCATCGTTCGCCTTTAAGCGATCAAAGGTGATCGACTGGCTGCGTACCTGGGGGCCTTCGTATTTGGTCATGCTACCGCCTCGCTTTTTTCATCGTCTTTTTGTTCCCCGTCAGGATTGCCAGACTCGGCCGCCGTTCCCTGGGCAGCTTCGTCTGGCTGTTCGGTGACGGAGACACCAAACCCGTGTTGCTTGTCATATTCAATCTCAAGCTGTATTTGCTCATTAACCACCGACGGATCGCCGCCGCGGTCTCTAATAACTTGGTTGCGCGATTTAAAGCGCGCCTCGACCGCTAACTGATCCGCCTCGATTTCCTTCTTAGGATCGATCCAGGTCATACCCTGGCCGCGTGCCTCATACTCTAACAAGGTTGCGGGATCGATATTGCGGGGCAAGTTGAGCGCGCCGGACGCCATCGCCATCGTTACAAAGTTATCATAAACTGAATCTATAAAGGTATTGATAACTTTGTAACGAT